TATATAAAGAATTTTAATACAAAAATAAACATTAACATTTCATTAACAAAAAAAAAGAGTAGCCGCTAAACTACTCCTTCTTCAAACAATTAGAAAACAATCAGAAATTATAATGTAATTTATAGAAATTCTTTTAATTTATCTTTGTAGTAAATAATCATATCTTGCAAATCATTATCAGATAATTTAACTGTCTTTTTAGATTCAATTAATAACTGCTCTGCAAAATTATTACCAAATTCTTTATTTAATCTTTTGCCAAACTCAAACTGCAAACCCTGATTTCCGATATTGCACCCATAACATTGAACTTGCACGTTATATTCGTTCCAACGTGTTGAATAATGCCTACGTGATGCGAAATGACCTGCTTGTTGCTTTTTGTAATGGTCTTGTTTACCACAAGTATAACATTCAGCTATTTCATCTTTAGCATAACGCAAACGTATGTACTGCGAAAATACAGTATCTAAATTCTTAACTAAGGTTGAACGTTTGACTTTCATTGATACAAATATAAGTATTAGTTATTAACAAAGTAGTCAATAAGTTAATTTGTAAATGTCAAAAAAAAGTTGTAACTTTGCCTTGTTCTTAAAAACAAAATAAGTATTTAAAACTAAAAAAAAATAAATACCAAAAACAAAAAATGTTTTCAAAAACAAAATAAGTGAAGTAATTGTATAAGAGGGTAATTATTTTTAAAAAGTAAATTTCTTTAAAACTGCAGATAAAACAAATAATATAACTAAAGCTATTATTAAGCGATTAGCAAGTATTTTTATAGTTTCCGAATAATCTACTTCTTTAGTTTTTTTTTCTTCTTTAATTTCAATATTATTAGCTTGTTTTTCTTTAACTATTTCTTTTGTGTTATTATAAATAACCCTTGTGTTATAAATAGTATCTTTTCCTATTAAAATAGGTTTGTCTAAATCTACCGGTTCAAGCGTATAACTATTAGAATATTTTGTTGCATCAATTTCAGTTGTACTATTATCCTTTACAACTGATTCTTCAGAACTCTTTTTAACTACACCACAAGACGTTAAAATTAATAAGATAAGTAAATATACTATTTTCATATAAAAGTGTCTTAAATGTCTTTATATTCGCTTTTAGCGTCAAAACTTGGACAAGCTTTAGCTACGCCTTTGAAATCTTTATGACCTTGAACAATAGCGTTAGGAAATTGTTTTTTAGCTTGTTTAACTAAATACAATAAACTTTCTTTTTGTTTTATTGTACGTGTGTCTTTTGGTCTACCTGATTCATCTATTCCACCAATGTAACTAAAATGTATTGATTCAGAGTTGTAACCTTTAACACCATTTGTTACTTGTTCGTATTTAGCCAATTCGTGAATAACACCATTAGCATCAATTAAACGATGATAACCTACAGTTTTCCATTTTAAAGTATTTTTCCAATAATTTATAATAGCTTCTTTTTTTGTATTTGGTTGCGAAGCAGTGCAATGAATAACGATGTATTTAATCTCTCTCATCATTTTTTTTATTTACCAATTCAATAGTTTTCATTATTGTATAAATTATAGACACACACAATAAGAATATTTTTAGCGTAGATTCTACATTAGAAAAGCTAATTGCCATCGCAAGTGAGTTAAGTCCGTATAGTTTCAAATCGTTAAGTGACATTTTTAGCTTTCATTAAACGTTCTACAATATTTGTAACTCCCTCGATAGTAATGTAAGAAGTTCCAATAATAACCCAATCAGTAGAAGTTATAACACCTGAGAATAAACCTGCAGATGCTACTACAAAAACTGTTAATTTACGACTTACCCACTTGTTAATGAATAAATCTATTTTTTCTTTACTACTCATTGATTATTTTATCAAAAGGATATATCAAATCGCTAACAACTTCATAACCTGCAAAAGTATGTTTAGGATTCTTAACCTCAATAGCATTATCAAACACAATTTCGTTTTCACTCATTACATCGTAATGGTAACCATCAGCGTAAACAGGAGCAGTAATTTCGTTAAAGTCTGCATCGTAAGTTCCATTCTCTAAAACTATTAAACCTATCTCTACTATTGCGTGTATACCTTGCCCGTAAGCTAAAGTAATTTCTTTGTCAAGGTTTTCTACTTCTACATAAACTTTCTTTGCTAATAAATCAGCTATTGCAGTTTCTTTGTCTGTGTATTTTAATTTGTATATGTACATTTTATAAAGTTGTTAGTGATTGTAATTCAGCATTTGTTAAACGTGTTTTCCAAAGTACTGCTGCGTTTACTTCATCTCCTAAAAAATAGGTATCTCCATTGTATCTACTTCCGATTAATGCTTGACTGCAAGTTGGAACGTTTCCGCTTGTGTCAGTCCCTATCAAAACACCATTAACATATAAAGCAAAATCATTTTGTTTGTAAGCAAATGCTATTTTGTATCTTCCGCTTGTTATTGTTGAAGTAAAAATTTCAGCAACCGTTGCACCACCTAATTGAACAAGAGTATAAACTTTATTATTTAATCCCGAAGTTGGTCGGTCAATTCCAACTATTATGCAATTATCAATATTATTAACATTGTTATTTATAGTAATTAAACCAACTACAGGGTTTAAATCTTCGTTTTTAATTGATACATAAGCATCAACAAACATAGTCCCCTCTGTTTGACCAATTAAACTACTTATTCCTGTTTTAGAAATAACATCTGCGTTACGAGTAACTGTAGATGCAACTGTTGGAATGTATGATGTAGCGTATAATACATTTAATTCTGATTGACCGCCCCAAAGATATAAAGTTAAATTACTAACTGTTGCAGTTTCATTTCCTGAAGTATTATTAGGTATAGTTACAGATATATAACTGTTTGGTAAAGTATTAGTTCTTGAAGATTTTAAACGATACCAACCATTTGTTAATCTATCAAATGATAAAGTTGAACCACTATTGTTTGTCCAAGTTTCAGTATTAAAATCAAAAACATCGTGTAATCCAAAACCCGCGCCACCATTTCTAAATCCTACATATCTGTTATTAGCCTTTTTTACAAATATAGAATTTGTTGTTGGTGAAGTAGTTCCTCCAAAAACTGCTTGTCTAATATGTATTAAACCTGTTCCATTTGCAGTTGCTTTTGTAGCATTATTTATTCCTTGTGGACTTGTTGTTTCTGTTGTGTTACTAACTAAAGTAATAGGTGTTCCTTTTTCCCAATTCACATTAGTAAATTCCTCACTTCTTAAAACTAAATTCGTTCTCTGTGGTTCCACAAGAATTGACGGACAAGTTGAATTTGTATAGTCTAATCTTGGAATGTTTGAAGCACTACCACCATCTTGTGTAATACCCGCAAACTTTGTTCTAATTGATGCTACAGTAGGTATGTATTCAGTTGCTGAAACTCCTTGTTCTAATTGAGCACCCCAAATAAATAAACCATCCGTTCCATTACCTAAATAAGTACTATTATTGCTATCTTTTAAATTTATTCTGCATATTTCATTAGCCCCCGTAGTTGTTCTTGTAATTGAACATCGATACCAACCATTGCCATAATTTTGAATTGATGACGTAACACCCGGTGATTGACCATAAGTAGTGCCATTTGTTAAATTAAAATCTGCTCCCAAAGTGCCTATTCTAATCCAACAAGTATCTATTTCTGCTTTTTTTAAATAAACAGAAAAAGTATATGTTCCAATTGCAGCAGTAGGTGTTTGGTCAATTCTATGTTGATTTAATGTAGCATTGTCTACAAGTTTATCAGCAGTTAAAGTGCTATCAGGAGCATTAGTAGCATTTGCCGTAATTGAAGAAAATTGTTTTGACCAACTTGCATTATCAAAAGTTTGACTTTGCAATATTAAATTAGTTCTCGGTATTTCAACCAAGCCATTAGCATCAACTCTCGTGGCACTTGTTGCTCTTACAACAGATAAATCACCACTTCCATCAGTTGGTTTTATACTATATAGCTTTCCTGCTTTCTGACCATTTGGCGTAACTACTAAAGACGCACTATCAAATAAACTCATATCTTAAAAATTAATTACGTTAATTAAACAACCAAAAGATTCAAAAACACCTCCATCGGCAAGTACTCGTGTTCTAAAATCTGTTGCATCTTTATATTCATCACCTACAATTTCAGTTTCACCACTCCAACTTACAGAATAAGCAGAACCCCAACCAATAGAATTAGTAGTTGCACCTTGCCCCCAATAAATGTCATTATTTATACCCTCACCCCAATATATGTTATTTGCCATTTTTACTTAAATATATTTCTAATTTTTTTTTATTTTCTTCTTTAGGTTTGGCATAACTACCTACCTTTTTTCTTTTCTTCTTACAACACCCAAGAACCATAGAAATTGTCGGTATCAGGAAACATATCCCCGTTAGAGTTACTATTATATTCAGGAAAAGTTGCATTGTTAAAACACATAAAATCTATAAAACGTTGTGTGTAATGTTGTGCAATATCACGTTCTTTTTCTACCAAGTAATCAATTTCGTTTTTCTCTACACTTGTAGAATTTTCAGCAGTATGTTTAAATACTCCTTTGTTAGCTATTGTATAAGCTGCAAAAGGTAAATATTGAACCATAGCAAAATGAATTAACATCGGTTTAATATACTCGGTTAAAAGATTCTTATATTTAAGGTTTGCGTTTAAGTTAATATCACCGCTTATAATCAAGGTTTGAAACTTGTTATATAAATCAGTTCCTAAATAGTTTTGAATAGTTATATCCTGTGCTATTTTTATATATTGGATAAAATCATCAACGTCTAAATTTCCATTTAGTATAGTGAATCTTTTTACATCCTCAGTACTTATTAATAATGCGACCATATTATGCTATTTTTAAACCATATTTGTTATTATACTTACCACTAATTATTCCTGTAACATATGGTTGAGACAAACCTAAATCTTTTGCACAAGAAGTAAAGCTATTATATGTTGTGTTATTAATTTCACAATAAACTTTTTTACTTCTTTTTTCTATTGCTTTAACAGGTTTAAAACCACGCGTTCTTTCTTTTATTCTTTCAACTTCTTCTTTTGAATGTTTTTTACCTGTAAATGGACGAATACGACCTGTTACATCAACTAAATTTAAACCCGATTCTATTGAGTTGTAAAAATTTATATAAAATTGTTCCATTCTATTTTTTTCATAATTATCATTACTTAAAAATAAAATTTCAAATTTATGATTATTCATTCCGTATTTCTTAAAAGATGAATATAATTTGTTAGTAGTATTTTTAGATGAATATTTATGTTCTGTTTTTCTTCTATTAAAATTAGAACTTTGACCTATATAAACTTTACCACTTGGACTTGTGAACTTATAAACACCTGAATTATCTCCCATTTTCTAATTGTTTTTAGGTAAAAATCCTTTGTTTGGCATATCTATTGGTCGTTTGGAAACTAATTCCTCATTTTTAACTGTATAGCCATATTCTGCAGCTTTTGCACCTGCTATTATTCTTGCTTTAGGTGAATTAACATCAATGTTTACACCTTCAAAACTTGCGTAAACTTGTTTATTCCATCTATGATGACAAGCACCACCGCCTTTGTATAACCATATTGAATAAGTGTCAGCTCCACGCGGTCCCCAACCTTTATTAACCGCTTGTTCCGACATTCTAATAATATCTTCTTTACGATAAATTTTATCAGCTTCAGTCATTTTTTTACAAAACAATCTACTATCAGCAGAAATTTCACCCGCATAAACGTAACGAGTTATAAATCTAATTCCGTCAATGTTTTCGTCTTGCTCACTTTTAGCGTTTGGTCTTGCAGAACCGGTACTTACAAAATTATAAACTTTAGATAGTAAACTTTGTTTTGTATCTTTGTTTAATAATTCGTTTTCAGCATCGTCGGTATCGTAGTCAACTTCGCTTTCGTCAATTAATAACCAATTTTCGTTAGGTGTTTCTCCCAAGTCTATTAAATCATTTGCAATTTCGTCGTCTAAAGTATTGTCACTTGAACAACATACCTTGCTCATTTTAACGCCTGTTTCTTCTTCGTTCGTTTCTGCGCTTAATGTATTTACATCTATAAAATCAAGTGGTTGTATTGTCTTAAAATATAGGTTTAAAGCGATTCCGTTTACAGATAGTATTTCGTCTAACGCTTCAATGATTTCTAATTGATATGGTCTAATTACAATATTGTCAAACAAACGTGTAGCAGTTTCTATTTCATCAGCGTTGTTACCTAAACCACCACCTGTGTCTCTAATTCCCAAAAGCATTGGACTTGTAACTCTATGCCCAACAATTAATTTTTCAAAACATTCGGTTGATAAGTATTCATAATGAGCAGGTGCTTCGTTTAATGGAATATCGTCAACTGTAGTTTTATTTTCTGCACTTGCGTTAAAAGATACAATTACTTTGTCACCTTTTGAACCTGTTAATTTACGTTTAACTTCGTTTGCTACTTCTTGGCGTTTTTCTTCAGGTGGTATATTATTGTTAAAGTTAATTACTTTTGTACCACTAAAACCATTCATTACATCGTTAATCAAGTAATCTGAAATTTCTTGTTCTAAAGTTGCGTATGGTAAAGCACCCGAATAATCTATAGGAGTATAATAATGATAACCTGAAACGTATGGTTTAATAACGTATAATTCAACTTCTTTTCCGTTACCAAATTTAAAAGCAGGTATGCGTTTTAATACATCTCCTTTTTTATAATTTGCCCAATCAGGGTGGTAAAACCACGCTTCAATTTCGCCTTTATCGTTACATTTTTCTGCTCTTAACGTGTGCATTGGAAAATGCTCAACTGATTTAACTTTACCATTTAAGTAAATAACCTGCATTGCAGCCATTCCAAGTAACTTACGTTCTAAAGCAACTTTACGCAAACAATCCTTTTTTACAATAGACATCATTTGTGCATACTCGTTTGGCTTACGATTTGAATCAGTAGCGTCGATTCCTTTTCCATAAATCATATTAGCAACACCTGTTATAATAGCGTGATTTGTATTTGAGTACAAAAATCTATCAATAAGGTATTGAAAATAGTTGTTATCTACGCCGTATTCAACGAACTCTTTGTTTTTAGATTCAGTTATAGTTGGAGAATTATAAGCGCTTAAACTTAAAATGTGTACGTTATCCATAAATTATAAATTCATTATCTGAAGTTCTTTGCGTGTAAACGTTTTTGTTTATACTAAATTCTTCAATTATTTGGTTTGTGCAAAATATTTTGTCTCTGTAAACTACATCAGTGCCATTTAAAATAGTCAAATTGTAGAATTTGTTTTCTATTATCGGAAATACCAAATTAGTAACTGCGTAATATTTATCAATCGAAAATACGCACCCGATAGTTTCTTCTGTATTTGCTTCTTCATCTCTTAAAACAATAGCATCAGCTTCTAAACCATCAATCGTAGCGTAAAGATTTTGTGACGTTGCTTGTTCTTTTAAAATTATCATTCTTTTTATTTAAAAATAAATAATGTGTTGAATTGTTAAAACAAAAAAAGGGTAACTAAAAAGCTACCCTTAATTAAATTTAAAGTTGATTATTAAGAACCAACAACTACAGTGAATCCTGCAGCAGTAAGTGTGTCACCAATAAAGTTAGCAGGTACTTGTTCTTGTCCTGTTAGCGTTAATGTGTAACCACTTAAATCACCCATAGCACCACCTGTTACGATAGTACCACCTGTAACATCCATTCCGTGTTCTAAACCTGCATAGAAGAAATTTCCGTTGTTATCTTCTACGATAACTTGTGGACGCCCGTAAGCCATTAATTTCAATTCTTTGTGGTCTTTAATTGTTAACTTTTTGAAAGTCAACTCTAATACTTGCTCGTAAAACGTTGTTCCGTTTTCTCTTGAGCTATTTACGTTTTGTGTAAATGTAGAAGCACCTTTTAAATCATATTTGTAAGCAGTTGGAGTTCCTGCAACAGCATCGATTACATCGGTATTTGTAACATCGTAAGTATAACCTGTTGCGTCTCCGTAATTAACGAAATAAACCGCTTTTAAGCCACCTACTGAATCTTTACATACTTCTAATCTTCCACTTGATAAATCACAAGCCATATGTATATATTTTATTAGTTAATTAAAAAAAAGGATGGCGTTTATTTCACCACCCTTTGAAGTTTAGTTTGCTTAAAATTAAGCAGGAGTGTAAAGAACGATGTCAGAACCAATTCCGTATTGAACACCTGCAGTAAATCTCATTACGATTCTTACATTTTGTGAACCATCGATGTCAGCCATATCAATCACTTTCACTTCGTTATGGTCAGATAATAAACCTGTTCCGAAATATAAGTTAGATTTTTCAGCAGCCATCATATAGTTGTTAGCCAATCCGTTTGCAACAAATATTTTAACTCCGTCAAAAGTTAAACTTCCGTTGTTAAACCATTGTGTACCCATTGCGTTAGTACCATTAGCACCTAAACCTGAAGCAGCAAAACCACCTAAAGCACGAACGTAAGCACGAGCAACGTTTTGAGATACATAGATATATAAATCTTCTTTTCCGTATAAAGCAGCAGGAATAGCGTCAACTACTTTTCCTAATTCAGCAATAACGTTAGCAGCCGTTACAGTAGTACCAACTACATCGATAACAGTTGAATCAGCAGTAGCTAAAGTAACGAATCCGTCAAATTGACCTGCAGTAGCAGTAGCACCTCTCCAAATTGATACTTCATTGTTTTGAGCAGCTTTAGCAGCAACGTGTGCTAATAAGAAATCTTGAAAAGAAGGAGGCATTGAATCGAATGCAGAATATCCCATTTCAATCGCTTCCCAATCTGAACGGAAATCTTTTTTACAAAGTTGTAAATTGATTTGGAATTCCTCAGGAGTGATGATTCTTTCAGTTAAAGTAACTGTAGAAGTTGCATCGAAATCACAAGTAGCATCTTTAACTAAATCGTTAGTTGCTAATTTTTTAATTACTTCTTTAAAAGCAATGTTTGGTTTTACTTCAATACCACCGTTTTCGATAGTAGAGGCAGACAATAAAGCAGCAGAAATATATTTCCCTGCAAACTGACCTGCATAAGTAGTTGTAATAGAAGTTGTAGTCGCCATTTTTTAATTATTTAAAGTTTGAAATTTTGTTTAATACAGAATCAAAAGTTGTTTTTGTTCTATTTTGTGAAAAAGTATGTAACTCTCTTTTAGTTGTAGCTTCAGGATTATGTGTTAAAGGCTCAGCAGATAATTCTACTTCTTTAACTTCAACTTTAGCTAATTTTAATTCTTCGATTTCTTTTCTTAAAGATTCGATTTCAGCAAAGAACATTTCTTTAGTAACTGATTCAATTACTCTTTTAGGTTCTTTAACTTCAGCCATTTCTTGCTCTACTTCAACTTCTACTTCAGCAGGTGCTTCTTCAGCAACAGGCGCTTCCATTTCTTTGATTTCAGCAATAATACCTTCTTCGGCTACGATTAAAATCATACCATCTTCTAACTTATATTCTCCAACAGGTAAAGCAATTCTATCTTCTTCGTTTACGATGAAAACACTTGCACCTGCTTCAAACATTTCAGCTTCGATAATAGTACCATTTTCTAAAGCCATTTGAGCAAGTTTTACTTCCATTCCCAATAAGGTTTTAATTTGGTTAATTACGTTCGACATTTGATTTTTGTTTTAAAATTAATATTATAAATATTTGTTACATTTTTAACAATTAGTTACTAACTCGCACTATTGTTCTCGGCTCGTTAACATTGTTAATCAATGATTCACCACCTTGTGAAAGTGTAGCACCAATTCCTTGATTTTGTAAATCACCATTACAACATTCTTTACTGTAGGTACTGTCTGCACATAGACAACCTCTGTTTCCGCCCTTTGGGCTTGTTCTGCTTTTAGTTTGTTTGCTCATATTAGTATTTATTGTTTTGTGTTCTTTGAATAAAATATATTACATCGTGTATATTTCCTGAATGACTTGGTAACATTTTAACACTTAAACCATTTGTTACTACGTCTGAATCAGCATAGTATTGAAAAGTTTTTGCGTAGGTGTGTTCAACGTTGTTTCCTTTTGGAAATGTTACAACATCACGTAGTCTTTCGTAAGGAGTTCCATTGCCACCTTCAAAATAAATATCAATGTGTCCGTTTGCGTTGCTTATTTGTGATTTAAATGCTATTGTAACTATATATACATCGTTATTAAACTCTGCTCTTAATTTATTGCCTGAATAATAATCTATTGCAGAATTTATATTTGTGTCAATTACAAAACCTTTATTGTTTGGAACTGTAAAAGCAGTTGTAGTAAAAGTAAAAGGTGAAGCATTTGTATATTGTGTATCATCATATCTTGCCCAACCTAAACCCATCTTATCAGATTGTGGTGGATATACTCTAACTTGTTCATTGTTGAAACCCATAAATAATGCTTCATCGGTTACAAGCATAGCACCTTGTTCGATATTTACATCGTCAACTTCAGATTGATTAGCAGTTTGAACGTGAACTCTAAATGCAGTATTTTTCATTATGCTTTTGTAATTTGTTCTAATTTTCTTTCAGACCAACTTAAAGCAGAATCACCACCCCATAACAAATAGCTTATTGTACCACAAGCTTCAGTATCATTTTCATTATAATATTCTTTTGCTCTACTTAAATAAGAATACATACGTTTAATAGTTTCTTCGCTAATTGGCTCTTTGTTTGCTAATTGTTGCGCTCTAACTTTGCCAACTTGCGTAGCGCATTTATTTCCGTTTTTTTCGTTTAATTCAATTCCTCTTTTTGCATTGTTACTAACTGCATCAGGATAATCAGTATAAGATTCTAATTCAGTTTTTAAAATTATTTCTTTTATCTTTTCAATTAGTTCTTCTTCTTCAGTAAGTACTTTGCTTAATTCTTTTTTCTTTTCTAATTGGTCGGCAAAATGCCCTTCCAAACTAAAACCTTTTACCTTGCCTGTTTTAACGTAGTCGTTCCAAATTTCGTCATTGTCAACTTTTACACTTGCCATCCAAGTACCAAGTGGAACGTTTAAATTATATAACGCACTTTTATCTTTAGTTAAATCTTCAACTATCCAAGATTCTACAACCGTTAAACCTTCAATAACTTTTGAATGCTCTAATGTTGAGTTGCCTTGATTACCATTCTTTAAAAACAACTGAGACGCTTTTACGACAGTATCTTTTGAAAAATATATATAGTATTCATCTTCGCCATTACGTCGGTAAATTGGCTTTTCAGGAATTAAAACCGCACCCATTAAAATACGTTTCTCTTTATTTATTTCAGCAAGTTTAATTTCTTCAGACTTTAACGCTACAAAATCGGATTCAATAGCAGGTGATTCAACTACGCTAATAGCTTCTACACCTTGCATTTCTTCTTTGTCGTCTATAATTAATTCTATTAGATTCATTTGTTTTATTTTAAAAATTAAGTTTTAATTAAATTGTTTTTTTATCCAATACTTGCGTTTCTTACGATGTTTCTATCTAACGCTTGTTGTGTTGTTACGTTATTAGCAACTACATACGCTTGTACGGGTTGTTGAGCGCCTAACGTTTGTGCAATTTGATTAACTCCGCTATTGCCTACAACATTAAAATTTGGACCTGCTGCCGCACCACCTGCGCCGCCGCCGCCGCCATTACCTGTTGACGGAGCAGAACCTGCAGAACCACCACCTAAAGCACTTAACGCTTTTTTAGTAGCTAATAACGAATTTGCAACACCTAATACACCACTAATAGTGTTTATAGTAACCCAAGGTTGACCACCTGTTAAAGGAGATGCAGCTACCGATTTAGCATTTGCTGCTTGTGTATTTAAAATAATTCTTGCAATACCTACTGCGTTTTCAGCTATAATTGCAGCTTTTTGTATTCCTTTATTCTTTTCTCCTAATTGTTTTAATAAACCTAAGCCACCCGCTACATTATCTAATACTGCAGTTTGAATAGCAGCTTTTGCATCTGCTTCTGCTTGTGCAATTTCTATTTCTTTTTGCTTTGCAGCTTCAGCAGCTAATAATTGATTTTGTATTTCTTGACCTTTCTTTTCGCCAAACGCTTTTAAATCTTCTATTCTTTTTTCATCATTTGCTTTAGCTATTTCACGACCTTGTGCAAGAATTTTAGATTGTTCGTTTAAAGCATCTATTTCGTCTTGTAATGCTTTATCTTTTGCTTCTTTATTTTTGTCTGCAGTTTCTTTGCGTCTATCAGCAGCTTCTTTACTTGCTTGTTTATCAATGTTATTAATTGAAAGTTGTAAACCTGCTCTATCGTTTTTTAATTTCTCTAATGCTTTTCTTTGTTCTGCAACTACTTTATCACCTTCTGCTTGTGTTTCTTTTGGGTCAAAAACAAATGAAGCTAAACCTTTAAATACTTTATCTTCTAAACCAAAATCTTTACCTAATGCAGCACCTACGGCATCAACAGTTTTTAAAATCATTGTTAAAGGCAAACTCAAAAATTTTAAAACACCTGCTAAAATTTCTTGATTTCTTTTAGCTGCTTCCGTTTGTGCTTTTGCAGTAGCTATTGATTGTTCAATTTGAATTTCAGATGCTTTTATTACTTGGTCTGTTTGTGCAAGTTTTATTTTTAATATTTCTTTTTCAGATTTGCCTTGAAGTTTTAAAATATTATCTTGCCCACCGATAACATCTAATTTTTCTTGTTCAATATTTAAATTAGTTTGAGATTGTTGGTTTAAAGTTTCTTGTTCACTACTTACACCATTAACCGCTTCTTTAATATCGTCCCAATATGCAACAATAGCACCTAAAGCAATTACTAATAAACCAATACCTGTTGCAGCAATTCCTGTTCTTATTCCCGCTAAAGCAGTTTTAGCAGAAGTACCTAATGCTTGAAAAGCAACCGAACCCTCACGAATACCACGAACACCTTCAGCAAGTGCCATAGCACCTTGAACTTTTAATATAGCAGCTTCAAGTTCTTCGCTTTGCCCACCTGTTAAAGCCATAGCCCCTTGAATACCTGCAAAAGCAGAAGTAGCACCTTGTAAAGCGCCACCAAGTTTTGTGTCAAACGTAGTTGCTGCAGCGTCAACAACCAAATCCGTTTTCATTTGAACTTGTCTATATTGACCTACCGAAACTAATAAATCTTTATATTCTTGACTTGCACTTTGTCCCGCTAAAGCTAACTCATAAAGTCTATCTTCAGCTTCACCCATTCTTGCAGTCAAAGGTTTTAAATCACCATAAACTTCTTCAAATGTAGCGTCAACACCTTTTGCCGATGCGTCTACTTTTTCAAGTGCCTTTGAAAGGTTGTCTAAACCACCAACGGCTTGAATTGTACTTACATCAATTTCTATTGTTTTCTTAATTGCCATTTTATTGTTTGTTTTAATTCTTTAAAGTTTTCGGGCATCTTGTATTTTCCTTTTGCTATTGCAATCGCTTCGCTATCTTGTCCTTTTAACAATGGTAGCATTTCTAATATTAATTTAAGCATCTTGTGTTATTGTAATTAAATCATTTTTATTGCTTAATATCGCTGCAGTTCTTTGCACACCACTTGTGTTTTGTTTAACATCAATTTTAACAGTAAGCTCATTAAAAGAAATTCCGTTTAACATACTACTAACATCGTCTATAATAGTCCAAGTCAATAATTCTTTTGAAGTTAAAAATACATCAAATATAACTGCTTGATTGCTTACTCCTCTTGAAGTACCATTGTCAAAGTTTATACTTCTAAAATCTTGTATTAATTCAAAATCACTTTCAAAGGTTGTTAAGTCCGTTGTAAAAGAATTTATAATATATCTTTTATCTCGAATAACAACTCTGTCATTTAATTTTAAATTTAATAATTCTAAATAAGGCAAACGCATTTTAACTTTTACCATTCTTGATTTTAAACTATACAAGTTATTCAAGTAAGCTAAATAGTAGTTATTAAATAATGAATTGTTAATAGGTTCTAAAAAGTAAGAACTAATTTCAACACCCCAATTCAAAGTGTTATTTGTTAAGTCAACAGTATCTATACAGTCTTGACCAAAGTTCATAAACTGATTTATGTTTACTGTACTAACACCATCATTAAAATATAAGGTTCCTGCTTTGTTTTCTACTAAATATAAAATAATTGGTTTTGGTGCGTAAGGAGTTAAATCGGATTTTAAAGCATAACCAACTTGCAAATCAGTTCCTGTAAATTTGCTAAACAATAAATTCTCAAAAGGTAACTTAATTGAATAATCAGCGCCATCGGTATTGAAAGTAGAACTTAAATTACCATACTCTCTGTTATTGTTTGCAAAGAATTCTCTACTTAAAAGATTCTCACTTTTTTCGTATTCAAAATTTATCTTTCTATATGGTTTAATTCTTTCAAAGTTTAAATCAGTTGTGCAATATTGGCTTAAATCTTTTATTTCGCCAAGATAATACCAATTTTCTAACTGCTCTAATGTGAAGTTAACTCCGTCGGTACTATATGCAGTAAGATTAAACATTTTTAATATACCGCTAAAAAAGTCTGACACTTTCATATCAGGCAAATAATTCAATAAATTAATATTTGAATTTAAAGAACCACTACTTGAACCTAATGAAACAACAGGAAAGGTTAATGTACCGGCAGAAAGATTAAATCTTCTGTACGTAAACGAATAACTATACGTGTACGTTGTTGGTGTAAAAGATTCTACAAAAATCTTATAACTACCATTTCTATATGTATTAGGTATAGAAACTGTTGTAGATGCTGATGTAAATTCTAAAGTAGTAAACAAAGAATCATTTTTATAAATAAATATTCTATGGTTTACTGAAGCAGGAAAGTTTATTATTACAGTAAATTTAGGTTCACTTGAATAAACATTAGAACCTAAATGTGTATTGTTACTATTTAATAAATTATAAACATTATCCTGAATGTTAAATATTCTTGGTAAAGAAGTAGTGTTATCTGTAAAAAGAAGTTGCTTTCTTTGTGATGTAGATACAAACCTTCTTGAATCATTTCCTTTCAACCACAAATAAGCCTTTGTAAATTTTTGCTGATTTAAAAATGTACCGCTAAAGTTTAAATTATATTTAGTAGCAATAGCTTCAAATATTTTTGTTACTTTTAAAGCAGGGAAAAGTTCTTCATATTTTATAGCACCCCCACTTGTTGAAATATCATTTGCACCGCCACCGTTATATTGCCAAACTCTATCTGAAGTAATTAAAGGAAACATTACATTTTGAGCAGTAGTAGATTGAACTAAATTTCTAACATTAGTTCCGTTATATTCAAAAGTAGAATCGTTTATTTCCCGTACATCATTTAGTTTATCTTCACCGAATTTATCCATTAAAGATTTCAAGTCACCATAGAAAGTTATTTTATAATCTTCTACACGATTGTTCTTTATAGTTGCTGATTCTAATTGCCATCTACCAATACGAAAAGTTTGTGTATCTACTTCAATGTAACCATCGTATCTTAAACGTTGGTCAAAAGCATCGTCTAAACTATTCTCGTACCAATGTTTAAATATTTCGTTATTGTTTGCACTTGCAGGAATTGTAAAACTTTGCGAGTAGTCAGTAAATATTTTTGAAATATCGTTTATGTTTTGAATCGACGAAGTAACAGATATTTTTTCATCTTCAAATAATTCAATACGACTATATGTAGCTAAAGTGTCAAAGCTACTGCCTAAAGATTCTATTGTACTTCTTAAACAACTACCTGCTTCAAATGTACCACCATCAGTTTTAACTCTTTTGTAAAAGTTATTATATGTTAGTTCATTTGTGTTCTGATATTTAGGAGTTTTAATAAATAAAGCTACTTCCATTTTATATTACATCGTTAATTAGTCCGAAGTTGTATTCAAATTCTATTTCGTAATTGATAACCTTATTGTTTAAACTTGTTTTCTTTTCGCTTGTCTTGCTTTTTACTACTGCAGGTTTACCACCTAATAAAACAGTTTCACTTAAAAGCAAATCTTGAATCAACTCAAAGTAGTTTTCTTCAACCCAACCGGTATTACATTTGATTGATTGTTTACCTTGATGATTAAAACGCTTTCTTTGCCCTTGTAAGACATTATAATCTATACTTGAAGGTAACATATTAAATTCTTTAAATTCTGTTTCTATTGCTTCCGTAGACGCTTTAAAAAACGTTAAGAATTGCCAACCACCAAAACGATTTACAAACGTACAAATAACAGGTGTGTATTTAGGCTCGCAAAGTATTTCACTATTAAATACAAAATCAGGTCTTAAAAAATCTTCAATTCCAAATTGGTAAGTATCATAAGCATACGGTAGTTTCCACATTGAATCTGCTGCAACTGTAAAATTAAAACCAAAAGTTGAAATCCATTCGTAAGTGTCTGCCTCTAAAAATACATTAATATAAGGTATAACAGCAGTTTTATATGCTTTAATATTTACATTTACTAAAGGTACTATTGCATCGGTAGTTGAATAATTATAACCTATTGAATAATTATTATAACCATTTAAACAAACAAATGTTTCGTCGTTAATTTCTACATCGTCTGAATAAGAAACTACTCGCATAAAACACCAAGTATTTACATTTTCTTCAGTAGGTGAAGTAACAAGTACAGGTGAAATTGGTTTGATAAATTCACTTGCGTAATTTGCTACATTCCAAGCTAATTTGTTTTGGTTTGCACTTGGTACATTTTTAGTCAAAGTATAATTTGGAGTAGCAGGTACACTATCACCTTTATTCCAAATAAATATTTCAAGTTTTCCTGTTAATTGTCCTGCTTCGTCTACTTCGATAAAGTAAGGGCTTCTGATAAATATTTTCTTCATTATTTTGTAATTGTATATTTTAAAAATTGTTCTACATCTAAACCATAGGCTTCAACTAATTCATCGGGTAAACGTTCAAATGCTTTTTCAAATGGTTTGGTAAAAAATAAACTTGGCTTAATTCCGTTTTTAAATATTCCACGTGTAATTAAAAAGGCAGTTGACTTATAAGACATAAACTTTCCGTTCTCTTTTCTAAATTGAAATCTACGTTTTGTTACCCAATCTTCAATCGGTTTTATAGGTGGTCGTTTACTTTTATAACTAAACGGAGTATTGTATTTCTTTTTTGTACCACTTACACCTTGGTCTTGAAACATCCCGTAATCTTCCATTAAGAAAGTCATTCTAAAACTATTAGCACTTACTTCAATATCAGCATCTAAACTATTGTATAATGCTTTTGTGTTTGTCTTTCCGCTTTTAGATAAATTGCTTCTACTCTGCTGAATTACATATTTAGCAAAGTCGTTTAGATATTTATATGTTTGTTCTTTATTTTGCATTTAGCAAATAGTAATATCGTTTCTAACTAATACATCAAACGTAACCGCCCATCCCGCTAAATCGTTTTCAAATCGTTCGGTAAAAGGTTCAAACGTAGGATTACCTGTTAACTCCCAAAAGTCACTACGCAAATCACCACGATTTAATCTATTTAAAACTCGTGTGCCTACTAACATTTGAGTATTCCAAATATCAACCTTATTATCTACTTCTTCTTTTTGGTCGATAATATCCATTAACAACATTGTAATATTAAACGATAACACATTGCCTTGATGCGTTGCTTGATTAATAATAATGTGACTCAAAGGAAACATTGTTTGTTTGTTTAAATCAACTGCGAATATATCACCTTCGGTAACCGTGTTTACAAAAGGTTCTTCTAATAACGCTTCTTTGATTTCTCTAATAATTCTATACACCATTTTTTCTTATGTTTTTAATTTCTATTTCTGTTTTTTCCTTTTCAAACATTAACCAAGTCATTAATTGTGTTATCGGTAGTTTGGTAACTGAATTGAATCGGAGAATATCCCCTTGAGCTGCTGCGTAAATTGATTGATACCAACCCCATTTTTTTCCAAAACTTGCTTCGCTGCTTCCGACTGTTCCACTTCGTTCTGTATATAATGGCTCAAAGCGTTCCCGCAATCGTTGAGCAAAGTCCAAAAAAAAAGCATAGAACCAAGTGCAATATCTAAAGGCATATATTTTAAAACCTCTGAATATTTGTCTGCAGCTTCGTAATCTTCTATGATATATAAATCCTTAACTTTATTTTTAATTGGTCTAAAAAGAACTGCCATAGCTTTATGCAGCGTTTCAGTATCACCAAGGTAGGTTTCTAAATCAATAAATTCACCTGAAGTAATATCTTCTATTTTAGGAATAAAACCAAACTCGTAAATACCAAGTTTAAATGTTCTTGTTAGTTTAGGTTTTGTTTGTAGTAATGTATTTAAATGCACAAGCAAAGAATCAGTATCAGCTACTTTTATTCTTGCTACATCCTTAAGTTCAATATCACAAAATATTTCAATAGTCTTTTGATTTACAAAATGACTTGCTTCATTGTTTTGTATTAACTTCTCAAACTTTTGGTATTGATATAAAGTAATTTCGTTTAATGATTCAGGTACATTAATATCTACTTTCATATTTTATTTTAAAAATTAATTAAAGTAGGAATTGTATAAAACAAAAAAGGTAGCCATTTCTGACTACCAATTCTTAACCAACTTTAAACTAACTTTAAACTAATTTTAAATTTAATACTTCATACAATTCAAATACTTTATTCGTTAAAGTTTCGTCTTGTTTGTATTTATCGTTTCCTAATTTCTTTGCACCGTTTACGTTTATTTCTATTTTAACGTAATTGATTTTTCGTTTGCCTACAAAATAAACATCGTCTATCACTATTGGATAAATAGTTATTCCGTTATTCAGACAATTCTTTATCGCTTTTAAGTTCACGGTATATTAAATAAAAGGTTAATAATGCAAAAGCTATTTGAACTAAATAATCGTTACTTGCCATTGCTATTGATGCTGATAAAACTCCTGATACTGTTCTCATAATTTCTATTTGTTAAATATTGATACGCAAATATACAACAGATATTAACAATACAAAAGTATTTTAAAACTTTAACAAAACTTTAACATTTAAACCTGCAGCATATAAGCAACATTCTGTTTAGCTACTTCGTACATAACTTTCATCTTCTTTATTTCACCTACATTACGAGGCATAGCTATTTGCACATTGTTATTTGTTACCAAATAAATGTAACATTCAATAGTGGCTATGATTTCCCCGTATGTCATTAATAAATATAATAGTTTCCTTTGTGTGGGTTTTCTAATTGGTAGCTTACTGCATAACGTAAAGCATCAATCAAGTGGTTGTGTTTGTCTATTGGTGTATTTGATTTCTTTTCCAACCAACAATAGTTATTCAATTCTTTAATTAAGTTAATTGATTCAGGTGTTACTATTAAATCGTAGTCTTGTAGTAAACTTATTCCGTATGTAACGCTGCCTTGTCCTTTAATTGTAGGAACTATGTTTAAACCTAAATTAGCTAACTCACTTATTAATCTTGGCTCTGCGCTATCAGCAACTATTAAAGCATCGTTAACGTATTGCCTATTTAAGTTGTATATCTGCGACGTTGTTAATGCTTGCAAGGAAAAGCATTCATTAATATATATTCGTTTGTTAGAAGAGTCTATATTGCATTCTATTAATGTAGTCGGGTCATTACTAAAACCAAAATCTTGACCAAAGATACTTTTACCTACCTGCTCGTATTTTCCTATACGCCAATTTGTAAATATAACTCCTTCTGCTTTATCCAACCAACCACCTAATATTTGATGCTTATACTTTTCGGGTCTTCTATTCTTAATGTTTTCTATTTGGTTAACAAAAGATTCAGAAAGGTTTTCTATATTATCTAAATACGTTGTATGGATATATGTAGTATCTCCGTTTATTAAATTGCTTCCTGATTGTATTCCTTTATCTTCAAAGAATTTCTTATATATAAAGTGTTCTTTTGTTGCAGGATTCAAAACCAATATAACTCTGTTTTGTATTCCTTTTGTTCTTATACTAAAGTCTATCTTTTCAAATGTTTCTTCGTCTGTTAGTTCTTCTGCTTCATCTAATACCCAAGTTGTAACACCGGCTAATGATTTCAAGTTTGCAGTTTGAGTTCCGCTGCTTGTTTTAATACCTTTAAATAGTATTTTAGAACCTGTTTTTAAATTAATTATTTCGTCTTTAGTAATATAAAAATCATTGCTTAAATCAGCTGATTCTATTTTGTCTATAAATTCAGGTATAATAGAAACGTTTGCAGAAGTTAAAGTATAACGTGTAAACAATATAACGTGTCCTACTTCGTAAGTAAGCAATAATAAAAAGGAGTTAAGGGAATAGGATTTACCGCTTCCCCTTCCACCTGTAATTACAAAGTATCTACTATCGGAACCTAATAAATTATATTTGTTATTTAGACTTATCAATTTTGAATATATCTTTTATATCGAAGTCGTTAATGTTATGCGTTGTTTCGATTGTTTCTTTTGGTTTGCCAAATATATGTTCGGCTACAAATAACTGCCCACGTTGCGAACTTAACAAAGTATCTTTAACAAAAGTAATTTTAGCTTCGTCGTCTACTTCTGTATTGTATAATTGTTTCAAAGCATTTACAAATAATGTATTTACTTTTTGTTCTTCTACTTTAGGTTTACGTCCTGCAGATTTATGACCACCATTGTTTTTTCTTCTATCTTCCATAATTATAAAAGCAATTATTATTAATTATACTCAATTTAAAAATAATAGGTTTTACTTATTGTTAAATTCCGCAAAAGCCCGAATCACATTCGTTGAAGTCATCATCAAAGAAAGTAGCTTGTGTTCCGAAGTTTAATATTTGTGTAAAGCTAACGTCTGATAAAAATCTATTGCCTGATTTTATTTCTTGTTTTTCGAACCATTTAACTTTATCAATATCTTTTGAAGCCATATGCGATATCATTAATGGTTGTCTATTAACGCACCCAACACAATTATTTCTGTATGCAAATCTAACAGGTTTATCATTCCAATAGTTGTAGATTGTATCTTTACTTATATTGTTTTCTATTAAAGGAAACTTACAATATCTGTAAGGTACTTTGCCCCATTTGTTTTGGGTTTTTCTTTTACCTATTATTGTTTCAAAGTATTCTAATCCTGTTTCATCTGCTCTTGCTAAAACTCCTTCAGCACGTTTAATTTCATTTGGTCTAAATCCTATTCGCATTTCTACAGGTAATTCGGTATTTTCTTTTAGCCAATTAAAGATAGGTTTTAGTTTCATTTCTACAGTGCAGTACCTTGTCATTTTGTTTGGTAGGTAATTGTAGTTTTGTTTTATTACTTCTTCAAACGTTTTACCTGTTATCCAAGTTATATCAGTTCCTATGTGTTGTTCTAAATCTAATATAGTATAAATGATTTCATCCATTTCTGCAGTTCCTATAAACTCAACTCCTAATTTATCTGAAATTAATTGTCTTGTTTTTTCATCTTTACCTTTCATCCATAGGTTATCTTTATCTTCAATTCTTACTAAAGAAAATATATTTATATCTGCAGGATAATTAGCAGCAATATATGCTGATGTTTTACCGCCTGAAATACTATTAACTGTTTTCATATCTTATTCTTCTACTTCCCAATAGTAATCACATTGGTCATCTTCAATAGGTGCTTCAGTAAAGTAGCTTTGATAATATCCACTTGGTTCTGCTTTATATCTATAACAGGTTGAAGTTAAATCACAACCTTGACCATCGCACATTGTTATATCAGGCATTGTATTTTTGTTTTAGTATTTTTTTATAAATAGCGTTTACTGATTCTTTATTGCAGCCTCTTTTATAATAGAAGCTCATTACTCTTAATATTCTTTGTAAGTTACTCATATTTTTTATAGTATTTTGCTTTTTCGTTAATAGTTAAAAACGCTTCAAACTTTTCTTTTATATCTTCGTGTTCTAATAAAGGAAGTAATCGGTTTATATCTTTGTTTGTTTGTATTTGTTTTATAGTTTCTTTTAAATTGTTAATTTCTTGGTCTTTTAACTCTAATGTTTTTTGTAATGATTCAACTACTAAATCAGGTTTTATTCCTATTACACTATTTTCTATTTCTTGTACTCGTGGATTGTAGTGTTTTATACTTGGGTATATTTTTAAATGATGTATTATTGTAGCGTGGTTTAAGTTTAGTTCTTTTCCTATTTGTATTAAAGAATATCCTTTTTGTCTAAATAAGAAAGATGCTAATGCTTTCATTTCTACTTGTTCTCGTTTCCTGCTTTTTATTGTTACATCAATTCCTGATTCTTGTTTTATTTTTTCTATTATCATAATTTTTCTATTTCTTGTTTTACTTCATTTAAATATTTATCAAATATACTTCCTTCTGTTGCATAAAATAAACTATCGTGAAAAAACCTTACTTCTTCTACTGCTAATAATGCACATCTTTTAGCTTTAATAGTATTGGTAAAATAACCATCATCATCTTCGTTTTCTCTTATTGCATAACAATATTTATCAAATAATTGTTTTGCTTTTGTTTCTGCTTTCATAATTTGTCAAATGTTAATTCTAATTCTATTGGGTTAAATTCTTGTACTACTGCAGTAAGTGTTAAGAATGAAGAAACTTCTATTGCTAAATGTATGCCTGCACAAACTTCAAACTCTTCACGTTCTTCGTAGTCTGTTAAAACCATTCGCATTGTTTCTAATGTTTCGCCTTGACTTATATCGTATAGCGTCATAGCAAACGCTTCATCTTTTGTTAATTCCATTTTAAATTACATTATAATACTCCTCTTAATACATATTGGTCTAAATCTACTCCTTCTGTTTGAAAAAAGTGTTTATAATTACTAACTCCTTGTTCAAACTTTTCTTTACCTTTTGCGTAGAACTCATCGCTACATTCAAAGATAGCAATATCTAAACTGCCTTTGTCGATAGCTATAAATACAAAGTCTTCTACTCCAAACATTTCACGATACAACCACGCTTGTAAATCGTAACTGTATTTATCTGCTGAATATCTAAAATCTTTAATACCTGTTGTGGTTTTTAAATCAATAATAGTATTGCCTTTTAATATATCTGCTTTTGCTCTTATTGGTATTCCATCAATCATTGCTATTTGTGGTACTTCGTATTCTGCTTTTGTTAAGTATTCTTTTACTGCTTCATTTCTTAGTAACGCATCGCATAAACGTTCTGCTGCTTTCTTTTCGTTTTTAGTGTAAACTTCTTTTCCTGTTTCTTTTGCAAGTTTGTATTCTTTACTTGCTTTTGTTGCAGCGTCTACAAATATAATATCGTCTAACTTTTCAGGTTCTAATATCATTGTGTGAAATAGTTTACCATCACGCAACGCTTGTGTTTCACCACTTCCGTATTTGGTTGTAAAGTAATATGTTTTAGGAGATGATATTAATGTTTTAATACTTGAACTACTTAATGCGTTTTGCCCCAAGTAACCATAATAGAAACTATCATCGTACATATTAGAAAGGATTTCTTCTTTAGTCCATTGTTTGTTATCAAATGTTGTAATCATATTATCTTATTTTTATGTTGTTTAAATTGTTCATTGTTTCATCGTATCTTAAAACTTCTTTTATTTGTTCTTGATACAAATCTGATTCGTTCCATTCTTCTAATAATAGCTTTTTAATATTACGCAATTTGTTTTTCATATATGCGTTATCTAAATCTTTGCTTAATTGAATTAAGATATCTAAATCGTTTATAATTTCTGTTTTCATTAGTTATAAAGTTTATCGTAAATTGTTTCTAATATTTCTTGTTCGTCTTTTTGTGATAATATCATTGTTATATCAGTACCTTCATAAAATACTGAACCAATAATAACATCAGGCACTTGGTCGCCTTTTACTTCTACTGTGTGATAATCAACTTGTATTTCTTGATTACGATACTTAAATGTTTCCATATACTTGTTTTTAATTGTTTCAACAAATATATAACTTATTTTTTACTTATTAACATTTTAACAAAAGTTTAACAAAAAAAAAGTAGGTGTTACCCTACTTATTGTTTTCAATCCATTGTTCCTGAAGTTTCTCGTGGTGTTCTATTTCCCGCATCAAGTAGTTTAATGCCTTTCGTAAGTCATCAAGTTCGTTATCTTTTTTACCGGCTCGTGCTAAATACTTTACTATATTTCCACGATTAAAATTCATATCATACATTTTACAAAAGTCTATGACATCAACTTTTGAATCAGTCATATAGTGCATTGGTGTTATCTTACTCATAGTCCTTTTTCTTTTTTAAATTGTAATAATAATTTATCATAAGTTGGTTTGTGAATAACTGAAGAACTAAATACCATTTTCATTTCACACCACTCTGCAAACTCAATAGCATAATCATCAAATATCTTTTCTAAATTTTCTACACCCTCTTTTGTTAGTTTAAAACTATATGGGTTTATATATAGTTTTTCTTCTTGTAACTTTTCTTTTAGTGTCATAACTATTCAATCTTTAAAAATTCAGCTTCAGCATATTGTTTAAACCATTCTTTGTTATCGTTGTACTTATCAATTATTGCATCAATCATAATTAATTCATCAAGTGTTGAAGTACTTAACTTTGTAACCAAACTTTCAATCTTACTTAAAATGTTTGTAGTCATTTCAGGGTCTGTTTTATAAATACTTGTGTATTCTTTATGTACGACACTTTCCAAGTCTTTGTTTAGGTTATTGATTCTATTCTTAATTTGTTGCTTATATTGTATTGTAAAGCGTAAATTTTCGTTACATTCTAAAAGCAGTTGTGAAAGTATCACTTGCTTTAAATATTCTAATTGTATTGGGTTTTCTATTGCGTTCATCTAACTTCTATTAAATTTATTAATAATGTGTTTATTCTATCTATTACTTTTTGTTTGTCTTGCAATTTATTGTTTTCGTAATATATTAAAAAATGCGGGACTTTAAATTTATCTTTATACTTTTGTCTTTGTGCTTCGTGATTTAACTTGGCTTGATTCTGATATTGAGTATTCATATACTGATACGTTATTGGTTTAATTTGTAAACCTAAAAATAACTTCCCATTACTATACGCTTCCCAATCAGTAAAATAGTTTTCATCTAAATTATAATCAGCTTTTCTAAATTCAATGTTTGGAAATTCTTGTTTTAGTTCATTGATTAAATCTATTTCGTTTAACATACCATTCCAAGTTTGACCAAGTACTCTAAACTTTGTATATTGAAAACAGGTGCCTTCATCTAATTTTGTTATTTCCATTATTTTATTAGAAACTTCTTTTAGTATGTCAACACCCATTACTGATTTATAAAACAAGAACCAACCTTTTGGAGTTAATACTTGTTCAGAATTATAATAGTCATCGAATATCTTTGCACATTTTCCAACTTCAGAACTCCTAAACAACCAAGAAATCTTCCTGTCTTTGTTTAATAAGCTGAATTTTGCTTTATCAAATGTTACTTCAAATCTATTCTGTTTATTTACTTGCATTTTGCGTGTCGTAAACTCTTTTAAGGTCGTTTATTTTATCTCTCCAACAAGAACCACAATTTGAAGGTTGTATTTTTTCATTAAATACATTCTTGTAAATTTCAGTAACCTTGTTTTGTTGCTTCGGTGTTAACTGATTATTAGTTATCGAAAAGAAATTAGTTAACCATTCGTTATCTTCATCGGTTAAACATTCAGCTTGTTTGTAAGGAAACAATTTGTTTAGTAATTCTTTACGTTCTCCACAACCGCAGTTGATTCCTGTAGCTTCTGAAATTGCTTCTACTACTGTTTTAATTCCTGTTGCTTCAGTGATTTTTTCTATTGTATCACCAAGTCCTTTTGATTTTCTTTGTCTTGCCATAATTACTTTCTTTTAAATTTATACTTAAATAATGTTATTTGTTTTTCTATTTTATAATAATTTTTATTATCAGTTTTGCTTACTATATTATAATTTATTTCAAAATAATCTTTATAACTAACCCATTCTTTCCAATTATCATTTTTATTATCTATATAAAAAATAATATCAAAAATTATACATCTATTAAATAAAAGTAAAACTCTATTAATAGTTTTGTATAAAATCACATTTATAATAATTTTCATTTTAAAGTTTTAAGTTATCGTAATCGTCTTGTAATAATCTTTTAAGTTTTTGCTTGTTAGCTTTTAATGTGTGAAATATACTTACAAATGATATTCCTGTTTCTTTTGCTAATTTGCGTATTGATGTTTTATTATCTCGGTATAAAGTAAATAGCTTTTTATCGTACCATTCCCAACTATTAACCTCATCTTCAGCTTTTATTCTAAAACTATCCCATTCTAACTCTTGTTCTTCGTTGTAATCGTCTATTAGATTATATATTTCTTCGTTTAATTCGCATTTATCAATCCGCTTTCTAATATTATGAAGTTGAAAATGTATGTTTCTAATTATTATAAAAACATAACCACGATTTGGTTTGTCATTAGTAAACATTTGTTGCTCGGTAACTTTGTATTTATGCAGCAGCAGGTACATTTCTTGTACTATATCTTCTGCAAAATCTTTGTCAAACACTTCAGCAAGTTCTACCCAATCTTTGTGATACTTTGCAACTCGTTCTAATATTTCCATTTACCAATATATGTTAATTGACAAAACACCTAACAGGATTTGAATAGTATAATATTTTTCTTCGTCTTGTTCGTCACAATCATAAAGAACACCTACCATAAAACCTTGTATTGATGCTATTTGAATTTCTTTTCCCGTTTGGTCTGCCCAAAGCAATAAAGAAACTATTAACCCAAGAATTACATAAATCATATTAATATAGTTTAGCAGTTATTTTTCCAACCTTTTTTTCTTTTGCCGGTTTTAAAGCAATATTTATTTCAACGTTTGTTAATTCACTATCTAAATTTAGAATTGATTTGTAAGCACCTTCGATAGCATTCCAATCAATAATAGAATCAACCTGCAATAATTGTTCTATCATATCTATTTTAAATACAACGTCTTTAAAGTAAGATAACAACTCGCTATTATCGGAATTGTAAACTAACATTCTTGATGTGCTTACTTTTAATTCCTGCAACAGGTTTTTAATAATTAAGTTTTCCATTGTTCAAATTTATTAATAAGTTATTAACATTTTAAAATAATTCAATTTGATTGCTTTCTTTTTTATTTACTATTCCTAAAGCTATTTCAAAAATAGTTCTACCTGCTTCATAGTCTACTAAATTACGTGCCATTTTATCTAATCTTTGACTTCCTTTATATTTCCTAAAATCGTAATCGTGAAATTTTGAAAGTGTATCTATTTCATTTTCCATTAAACATAAAATACCATCTAATTTTCTTTCTTTTAAATCTGTAGGTAAAGTAAAGTTAGTCCAATATAAATGACGACCTCTTTTTTGTGCAGCCACTAATGGTTCGTAATAAGGCGTTACGTTTTCAACTACATATTTTCCACTAAAAAAATTGTCTAAAAAAATAATTTCTTCATATAATTTTAAATCAGGATATAAGAACTTAAAATTTTGTCTTGTCTTTTGTGTTATCCTTACTTTACTATGACTTGGACAGGGTGGAGAACTCCAAACAAAATCAAAGTTTTTAAAGTTATCTAATAAATATTGGTGTGCATCGGCAACTATTACCTTATCGTTTGGAAAACGCTCTTGATATAATCTTGCAGCTTCTTCATCTAATTCAACAGCAGTTACTTCAATTTCAATGTTAGCTTCTTTTGCTACTTCATCCCACTTGTACCGGTTACCACCTAAACAAGCATATAAATTTAATACTTTCATATTTTTATATCTTTTAATATATCGTATAAATCACCTTCAACTTGCGGTAAACCAAAATTGTTTACTTTAAAATTAAAATCTTCAAAACTTGCGTTTCTACTTCTTTTACAACTTACTTTAACAAGTTCTTTATTTACTGTGTTTAGTTCTAATTGTATTTGTGTTTCTGCTTTCTTTTCCAAAAACGAACCTAAATGTCCCGTTGGTTTATCTGTTCCAAAATTCGAGTGAATAACCGTAACAATGTGACAATTTAATTCTTTTGACCATCGCATTAAATGTTGTACAACTTCACTTGCTTGTTCTATGTTATTAACATCAGCACATAAATCAGCAACACCATCAATAATAACTAAACCAATATCGTTACCTTCTAATTTATCGTAAAGTATATATTCAATAAAAGAAACTCGTTCTTTAAACCCTAATTGGCGTAATGCGTAAGTGTGATATTTATCATCTTTTTCACCTGTCATTTGTAATGGTCTTTTAAAAACTAATGATGCGTGAAAGTTTCCTTGCTCGGTGTCAAAATGAATAACGTGTTTATTTTGCCTATTACCTCTTAAATTACCACCAAAACCTTGTAGTTCATTTTTCATATAAACACCGCTTAAAAGCGAAATAAAGAACGTTTTTTTACTCTTTGGTGGTGCTTGTATAAATGAAAAGTTACCATAAGTACCTATTGGAATAGGAAAAGATTTATAACCATCTTTAGTTTCGTATTCTTTTTCACCACAACTAATAGCAGGAATTGGATATTCTATTTCTTGTTCAGGGTTAATGTAGCAATCTTCTTCAAGTACTTGCATTAACATCCTATTGATTGTTTCTTGTTCTGTCATAATTGTTTAAAAAAAGGGTAGCTTTTAAACTACCCGATTAATTTTAGAAAGGTAAACTATCATCTACCAATGAACTTGCTTGTTGTGTTGCAGGTTGTGCTTCTTTTTTAACTGCTTTAATGTTTCCATCAGTCCAAACTACGTTCCCGTTTCCTAAATAGTTTTTAGCTTTTTTAGCATCGCGTTCTTCTTTAGTTTGTGAATCAGTTAACGATACGTTTTGACCCCATTGGTTTGCTTCATCGTTAATGTTTAATGTGCAGTTATAATAAACGGCTCCATCTTTACCCATTACAAACTTTTCTTTTGGTAGTTTGTCAACTCTAATGCTCAAATTGATAATTGAACTCATAATATATAAATTTACTTTGCCTACCTTTTTTTTCTGTTGTCGGCTATTCAGTTTTTATTATTTTACTTTTAAAAGTTCTTGTTTTGTTTTGGCTGCTAATTTATACTTTTTTTCGATAACCTCAATAGTTCCACCACTTTTTAAATATTCAATAGCTTTTGTAAACTCAGGTGTGTTAACATTTAACCATTTTAGTTCAGTTTCAGTTGTCGCACTTTTTGCGTTAACTTTGTTACTTGCTAAATTAGCATCATCATCTTCAGCTTGTAATGCCAATAAACTTTGTAATGTGTATCTTCTGTAATATGTAATTGCTGAACCTAACTTTTGAGGGTCATTTAATTCAGGCAAAACTATTCCTGATTCAATGCTAAATCCATTTGTATCAAATATAATACTCTTTACTAAATTATCTTGAATTGGTTGTAACAATAATAAACCATTTTTTTGGATAATAGGTTCAACGTGCAATAATAAAGAATTTACATCAAAGTATTTACTTTTAAAAAAAGGATTGCTACTGTCTTTTGAAATTCTACCAACTTCAGCTTTTACTGCTGCTAATTTCTCGTAAAAATTTAATTCTTTCATAATTCGTAAGTTTTTTGTTTAATAATTGTTTTGTACTCGTTTGGACAATCTTCATCACATAATTCAAATATATGTGCTTTAACATCATTTAATTTTGTTTCAAGTTCGCAAATACGTTTTTGTAATGCTTCAACTTGGAATCTTTGGTAATCGATTAAATCTTTCATTTGTAATTGTTTTTAATTATGAAGCAAATATATAAAGAATTTTAATACAAAAATAAACATTAACATTTCATTAACAAAAAAAAAGAGTAGTCGTTAAACTACTCCTTCTTCAAACAATTAGAAAACAATCAGAAATTATAATGTAATTTATAGAAATTCTTTTAATTTATTTTTATAGTGTTGTATCATATCTTGCAAATCATCATCAGTGAATTTAACAATTTGTCTTGATTTTAAAACCATTTCCTCAGCTTTATCTAAACCCAAGTATTTAGCAAATAAAAACTGTTGACCTTGATTTGAAATATTACAACCATAACATTGAACACCTACGTTATCTTCGTCCCAACGTGTTGAGTAATGTCTACGTGATTGAAAATGACCACATTGTAGTTTTTTATAATGGTCTTTTTTACCACAAGTAACGCATTCAGCTATTTCATTTTTAGCATAACGCAAACGTATGTACTGCGAAAATACAGTATCTAAATTCTTTACTAAAGTTGAACGTTTTACTTTCATTGATACAAATATAAGTATTAGTTATTAACAAAGTAGTCAATAAGTTAATTTGTAAATGTCAAAAAAAAGTTGTAACTTTGCCTTGTTCTTAAAAACAAAAT